CCTCTAGCGAGGTCAGTGAACGGAATCATGCGGGTGATTGATGACCACCTTGAGCAGGTGGCTCGACCAACTGTGATAGGGGATAAACACACAATCTCCCAGAGTGAAATCAACAAGATAGATACTCGTAAGGCAGGGTTGAAGATTAGGCAGAATATGTTAACTGGTAAAGGGATTATGATTCAAGACCCCCCTAACCTCCCTCCGGATGTTCTCCAGATCCTCAACTATTACGAGGAGAAAATTTATGATATTCCGGGAGTCAGGGACTTCTCGGATATGATGAAGATGAAGCAGATGCCTTCACCTGAAACGATTGAGCGGATTCAGGAGGCTATGTCTCCTTCTGTTAGGTTGAGAAGTAGAATCATTGAGACCTATATGCGGGAATTTGCCACCATGACGGCCTCCAACTTTGCCCAATTTTATCCCCTATCGTTGAGGTTGGCTATTTTGGGGGCAGCTGGAGCAACCCCGGATGACTTCGATCAGGACCCGGGATCATTTATTCCCGCTTACCTTGAAAACGATTACTCCTCTTCAGGGGTTGTCAAGATGGAAGCCTTGGCAAGGGGACCTTTACCCCGTTACGACAGGGCTAAGTTCTTCTTCAGTCAAGTGTCCTACCACATTGCTCCCTCCTCACTACTGAATGCTTCGGAGATCGAGACTCAGCTTAAATACCTGCAGCTGGCTCGGGCAGGACTGGTGGATCATTGGACCTTACTTGAGCAGCTGAACATCCCCAATGTGGGGAATCCTCCCGAAGGAGCTAAGACCATCACCGAACGGCTGATGGCTGAGCAGCAGATGCAGTTGGGTATGGTGGTGAGTTCTGCGGGGAGGAAGGCAAGCGGTCAAGAGCCTCCGCAGCAGAAATCCAGTGGGGCGGTTAGCGAGAGTGGGTAATGGGAGTTGACATTGAATGGATTGTAGGGATTATGAGGGTAGGGGAGAAATTGGAGAAATTCCATGATCCCTTTGACTTCTCAACGGTGGTATTGAAGGATGACGATACGGTTATTTTCAAGGGAGCCTACTCCAACCAGTTTGCACAACTGGTGAAGGAGAGGAACAATATCCGGAAGAAGCTCCCCCCTGACGTAAAGAGGGTGGTTTACGAAAGGATTGACGAGGAAGGTAATATAACTGAAGAGGTTATGGAGGTTAATCGTTATGGGTCAGATGGATAAAATGGATATGGGGGACGACATCACTGTTGTTGTTACCCCAGTGATAACTCAACCGTCCCCTAAGGAGGACAATCATGAGCAAAAAGAAAGCAGCAATGACTGATTCTCTGCAACTTCGAGGGTATTTGGAGTTTGTCCTCCGGGATGCCAGAACCAACCGGATTCTCAAGAGGGGTAAGCACCATAATACAGTTACCGCCGGGGGGAGGGGATGGGCTCTGGAACGCCTCACACCTTCCAGCAACGCCCAAGTGCTGAGTGCTGTTGCTATTGGGTCTATTTCCAGTACTGCCCCTTCCAGTGCTCAAACAGCTTTGGGTGGTTATATGACCATCAAGAACTTTGGTACTACTGGCCTTACCACAGCTACCAACTCCGCGTGTACCTTTACCGGTGCTATTAGTTTCAACACTAATGAGACCTTTGCGGGGTCGAGTCAGATCGGGGAGTTTTGTATCTATAACTCCGCTGATTCTGGTGGAACTATGTTCAATAGGGTCACTACCTCAACTTATATCAACTTCAGCACCTCCAACACGTTGGCGGTGACGATGACTATTACCAATTAACCAGTTCAGAGGAGGACTTGTGCAATCTAGTTTGGGGTATCCCAGTTTCCCATCCTTACTATTCGCCATTCCGTTCAGTGGGAGGCCTTTGCCTCCCCAACTGACTCTTGCCTTCCACAACTGCTCACCACCTATGAATTATAATACGGTGATGATCAACACTTACGGGGTTCCTATTGCGGAAGCACGAAACCTCTTTGTGAAAAAGGCCCTTGAAATAGGGGCCAAGTATGTCTTCTTTTGGGATGAGGACGTTGAGTTGCCGCCCCAAACTTTGCGGGAACTCATTTTCATGGCTGAGCATCACCCTGAAGCTGGGGTGGTGGGAGGGATTTACTGCCTCAAAGTGGATAGACCTGAACCCCTTGTATTCAGGGGAACCGGTTCTGGGCCCTACTGGGATTGGAAGGTTGGGGAAGTGTTTGAGGTGGACGGTATTGGGATGGGGTGCACCATACTCCGTACCGAACTCTTCAAAGACTTACCGGAACCTTGGTTCAAGACGGTGGATAATTTAGATCCCTTCCTCGACAATGTGAGGTTTGGGGAACAGTGGACGGAGGATCTTTACTTCTGTAAGAATCTCAAGGAGAAAACCAAGTGGAAAATTCTGGCTCACGGGCAGATCCTTCCCAACCATATTGATGTGAAAACCGGTAGAAGTTATAACCTCCCTCCTGACTCTAAACCTTGTTTACCTTATGGGGTTAAACCCTCTAAAAAGAGAATCCTCGATATCGGGTGTGGCCCTAATAAGTTGAAAACTCAGGAAGGGCAAGTGGTGGGGTGTGATATTCGGGAACTAGAGGGGGTTGACTACAGATGTGACCTCCGAAAACTCCCCTTCGCAACCGGGGAATTCGACATCATCTACTCCTCCCACGTCTTAGAGCATTTTGGCCGTAACGAAACCCTTGATGTCCTCAAGGAATGGACTAGAGTGCTTAAAGAGAAGGGAGAATTCAGAATCATTGTCCCTAATATCGGTTGGGCGGCTGAACAGATCAACAAGGGGGTTATCGATCACAACGTCCTTAATGTTCTGTATGGTCAACAGGAGTATGGGGAGAACTTCCATAAAATGGGATTCACTCCAGAAACCCTCACCAACTTCCTTAACGAATTGGGGTTTTGGAAGCAGGAACTTCAGTTAGAAGGTTACAACATTATCATTCGTTCTTGGAGGGCTCCCAAGCCTAAAACCAAGAGGAAGAGGTAACTATGGCACTTAAAGGGTACATGAGAACTCTGAGTGGGACCACGGATGTTGTCCCTGATCGAATCCGTAAAGGGATCAGGCAGATGATTCTGCAGAACCCCAGTGGTAATGGGGTGGTTTATGTGGGATCAAGGGAGGTAGATAACACCAACTACGCCCATGTTATTGCCGATGGCGGAACACTTACCATTGGTCCCTTCAGTGGTGATGCCCCTACCAACACCTTGGAATGGGGGTTGTATGGGACTGACGGACAAGTGGTTAATGTACTGCTCATCACTCATTGAGGTTCAAATGAAGTACTTTAAGCCGGAGGAGTTCGACAGTCCTGACTGGGAAGGGAGCGGGGTTCATATGAACAAGGATTTCCTCGAAACACTCGATAGTATGCGAGAGGTAGCGAGGATTCCTTTTGTTATTACGAGTGGATACCGTACTCCTGCTCATAACAGAAAAGTAGGGGGGAAGTCCAATAGTGCTCACCTCCGAGGATACGCGGCTGACATCTCCGCAGCACAGGGATTCCAGAAGTACGCCATTCTACAAGCGGCCCTCCTTCTGGGTATCCGTCGTATCGGGATTGGAACCAATTTCGTCCATGTTGACATGGACCCAGCTCTTCCTCAGCCCACTATTTGGACTTACTAAAGGAGGGATGATGAGTAAAGAATTTGCGTGGAGTGTATTCAAGAGATTCCTGAGGGCGTTTGTCAGTGGAGGTGCGGCGCAGCTTGTGCTGATGCTGGCATCTGGTAATGTAGCTATTGACTCATGGAATGACTTCAGTCATTGGCTTATTGTTCTACTGGTGGCGTTCATTACCGGTGGGGTTATGGCGATTGATAAACTGCTTCGTTTCAACCCTGATAAAGAGTCCAATTAAGGAGGAATAACCAATGAAGCGTATTGTAATGGTTTTGGTTTTGATTATGGCGTTTACTCTCCCTGTGATGGCACAGGACCTTCCCGGAAGGCTTGTGGCATGCGGCGGGGGGGTTTGTGATCAGGGCTTTGGCTGGCGGGCTCTGGGGATTCCCCTTTCTGAGAAACTTATCAGCTACACCCTTTGGGACTTTACTCCTGTTGAAACGGTGGAAGACTCTTCCTTTACCTTTATTGACGGCAAGGTGATGTTGAAGCTGAACGCCACCACCGGGGCTGCTTACAAAGTTATGCAGATTGCCCCTAAGCTCTCGTTGTGGGGTATGGGAGCCGCAGGGCTGGCTACTACTGGTGAATTCAACAGCGCGGCCTTTAAGTATGGTGGGTTTGTTGATTACAGGGTGAAGGAGGGGATTGGTATTAATGTGGGTGTTGGGGGCCAGTGGGATTCCCTTAACAAGTCCAGTCTTGACCTCCGTACTGGCGTTAACTTCTACATCGGAGATTAACCATGGATATAGTGGATCTCACGAAGGAGATTGATAAGTTAAACCGTGAGACTATTCCACTAATACAGGGGGTCCTTAACCAGTTGGTTGAGGACCTCCATTCCCTTGTAGATAGAGTAAACAATGCTAAGGTGGTTATGACCTTCCAGATACCTGATAGGGAAGGGGGTGAAGATGCCAGCCCTAAGTAAGGCTCAAAGAAGGTTAATGGCTATTGCAGAGCATCACCCTTCTAAACTCCACAAGAAGAATAGAGGGGTTTTGAAGATGTCAAAAGGGCAGTTATCGGACTTTGCTTCTACCCCTGAAAAGGGATTGGCAAGGAGGAAGAAATGAAGAAATCCCAGATGAGACACGAAGAGAAGCTGGAGACCCCTAAACAGGAGGCCTCTTATCATGGTGAAGGGTTTTTACGCAAGGCTCTTGCTCATAAGCAGAAAATGGGTAAGGGGAAGAGCCTTAAAAGTAAATAAAGGAGGGCCTTATGGCTACCATCCCTAAACACTCTGACCCTTCCTCTATATGGTTAAAGGCAGCCGATGAGAGGCTCGGGGAGATTAGAAAGTTAGGGGCCAAACCTGAAACCAGATACTTCGGCATTGGCCCCAAAAAGAAGTATACTCAACAGGATAGACTTCGTATGAAAGAGCTTTCCCGTAATGAGTTGAACTTCCGTAGTACGGGGATGGCGAAAAAGCGGAAGGAAACAGGTAAACTACTTAAAGGAGAATAACATGTTCGACACTAACTTCAGTAAACCCGCAGACATGGCCAAGGCGGCCAAGTCGTTGAAGAAAGGTGGGAAGGCTGCTTCCCTCGGCAAAGGTACCCCTAAGGGAATGAAGAAAGGCATGGTAGTTACCCCTGCCAAGCCCCTTGGGAAGGGAAAATAACTCCCTTTACTCCGAAAGGTATTGACATTTTTTCGTTTCGGGGTAAATACCATTACAGGAGCGACTTATGGAAACTGCATCGCCAGCAACGCAATCGCGTAACGTATCACTGGACTCCCCTCCCCCTCAACCACCGGGAGGGAACAAGTCCAGTTTCATGCCTCCCCCCACCAATGGGGGTGTAGGGCTCGGAGATATGGCCAACTCTCCGCAAATCATGACGATGCAGGGGCTTGCAATGGCAAAGGACGCATTTCAGCTTATTGCCAACGGCCTCCCCGACATCGCCCCCCTTCTTACCGGTACAATCACAGATCTGGAACAAATAGTGGCGCAGGCCATGTCCGCAAACATGGCTGGGCAACCTTTACAACAGGGAGGTGCTCCGGGTGCTATGCCTATGATGACACCCCCTCCGGGACCACCCATGCCGGGAGGAATGCCTCCGGGTGGAGGTGGTATGCCCCCGCAAGGGGGAGGCCCCGGCCCTATGCCGGGAATGTAACTACCTTATTTTAGGTGCTGGGCCTCCACTGAGAGGTAGGCACTGGGAAAGAGGATCGAATGGCAAAGAGAACCGAAGACCTACGAGCTTATTGGCAGGAGATAGCTTCTAAGGCGGGAATTGACCCTGCACAGGTCGCTGCTGTTGAAGCTGCTCTGGGCGATGATGCCGTATCCAAAGCATTTCGTCAGGCGTTTGTCCCCACCCCGGATCATCACTCCACCCTCGATACGTTGAAGGGTGAGTATGACTCTCGGATGGCCCAGTATGATGACTGGTATAACAACACCGCTCTCCCTGCTTACCAAGCAAATCTGAGTGGTTTGGAAAAGCTGCGTCAGTATGAATCCACATATGGGACGCTCGATCCTAACTATACGACATCCAATGACGCAAATGCCTTCGGGTTCAGCAATAAGGATGAACTCGACAAGTACCTTGACGACCGCTTCCGTGCCGAACGGGCGGGCTACGTCGGCCTCTCTAAAACCCTACCCCGACTTGCAATCGATTACTTCAAACGCTTCGGAGAAGAACTGGACTTTGATGAAGTGGAGAAGCTGTCGGTGCAAAAAGGCCTTCCCCCTGACTTAGCCTACAAGGAGTTTATCTCCCCTCGGGTGGAAGCAGAACAGAAGGCCGCCTTTGAAGCAAAAATAAAAGAGGCTGAGGAACGCGGAGCGCAGAAGGTACTCTCTACGCATCAGCTGCCTATTGATTCCACTCCGAAGGAGTCCAGTCCTTTCTTTGATCGAACTGAACCGGTTAAACCGGCTGCCAACGAAATGGAAGCAGATCGGGATTCCCGCAACAGTTTCCTCGAAGGGTGGAACACTTGGGCAGCAGACATCGCAAACAAAAACCGGTCCTAATAGTTAGGACGAGGAGTCAACAATGGCTGAGTTAGACCAGATTACGGTAGCAACACACCGATACATCCGGAAGACTCCTAAGCTCATCGACATGCTCTTTCAGAACGATCCTCTTTTGGCGTACCTGAAGAGTAATGTCAGGGAGACTTACGATGGTGGGCGGTACATAGGGGAGAACTTTAACTAAATGGAGTTCCTTCCACAGTAATGTGGATGACAAAAACCTCTTTTAATTGACTCGAACGCTGAAATGCCAACGAGGGCCAAGCAAGTGATCGACACAGTGAAGTTAGCATGGGCGGCAGGATTCACAGACGGGGAAGGCTACATCGGCCTGACTCGCTGCCTTGACAAGAAGCGGGGGTATTATACTTACCGTGTTCAAATTGAGGTAGCGCAGGTTCATGAGGCTCCTATTCGTCTTCTGCACTCCATGTTTCACGGTGTTGGTAAAGTTCGTCACTATACTAATACTCATCGAGGCTATTGGACATGGCGGGTATTTGGGCAGGATGCTTTAAGGGTTATCTCCCTTCTCCTGCCTTACCTTGTCGTAAAACAAGCGCAAGCTCGATTGGTATTAGAGTATGGGTTCACAACCAGAGTAAAATCAACCAAGGGTACTTGGAAATCTGTACCAGTTGATCTCCGGGAGAAACGTGCTGCACTATGGGCAGCTCTTTGTGAACTCAATGGCGGACGCGCTGTGCAGGCTGAGAGACTAAACAAAGAGGCCCCTACCCTTAACAGGGAGGGTGATGCAATAGTCCGGTCTCATGGGAATATAAACCATGAGAGCACAGCAGAAATGACTGTGCCCCAAACTATTCAATAGCAATAGTGTAATAGTTTGGAGTAACAACTCGCTACTATGACGGCCTGATCGGTGGACCTTACCTGCAGGGTAAGGAGTTCGACATCACGGAACCTCAGGTTGAACAGCAGCTCCAGTTCAACATCAAGTTCTGGCAGATGAACGTCACTCTTTCCAAAGAGGACATTCAGGTTATCAACAAGGGTCCCAATGCGGCTTTTAAGTTGATCGAAAGCCGTATGACCAACGCCTACATGACCATCGGTGCTCAGATGGCCATTGGGCTCTACCTCAACGGTATCAACGCAGGGTACGTTGCCAACTGGAACGGCCTCCCGGAAGCTCTGAACGACAACACCACGGCTTCTTGGGATGGTAATACCTATGGCACTTACGGCACCATCACTCGTGGTGGGGCTGTGGGGAATGCCCTCAACTCCGCCCCGATCAACGTCAACGGACCTATCGAGTACAACACCCTCGAAGAGTCCTACTCTGACGCTTGCTTCGGGAATATCGAGCCCAATGTGGGTGTCACCACCCCTCTGTGTTTCTCCTATATCAAGGAGAAGTTCCAGACCCAGCAGAGGTTCAATGACACTCAGGACCCCAAAATTGGCTTCACGGGGCTCAAGTTCAACAGCGGTCCCGGTATTGTCCGGGTACCTACATCAGCGGCACCAACGATAAGATCGCCACCACCTACATCAAGCAGATGTCGCTGGGTGCTCTTACCGAATATCCCACCGTCACTGCCGAGACTCTGTGGTGGCTGAATGCGCGTAAGCCTTATGCCAATATGTACCTCAGCAACGACGCTGAGTATGGGCTGGGCTTCACCGGGTTCAAGCCGAGTCAGGGCAACACCAAGGTTGCGGGTCAGGTTCTGGCTGCTGCGGCAGTCACGTTCGCCCCGCGTTATCACAAACAGCTTTACGGTATCACCGGCTAAGGAGGACACATGCCTAACATCAATCGTGATCAGACTGTGTACATCCCGACCGGTAACCCTGACACTTGGTCGGCTGAAACTCTTCAGCGTCCGGGAGAACTGGGGAAGGCCTACGACTACAACGACCGCACTTACCAGAGGGTGAAGCTGGACTCCGGTGCTACTGCCGCCAACACTGTTGGTGCGGTGGCTGCCAACCAGCTCGCGTTCTGGAAGGATCGGGCTAACTATCTTGTCACTAATGACAAGCGGCAGGCCGAGGGCGGATCGTTGGGTACCAACGCCTTTGCCAACTCCGTTGCGGGTATCTTCCGCAGCGCGGTTACGGCAGGGCGGTACTGTGACATTCTGGTTCGGGGGCGCAACATTGCGGTCTCTGATACCAACGATGTCGCAGTGGGTGAAACCCTGATTGCCGACGTTACTGCCAACACCGCGAAGGCGGCTGGAGAAGCTGTGGGGACTGCTCCTACCTATAATCCTATTGGTAGATGCAGGACCGCCTCCGCTACCAACGTGTGTTACGCTGATATCGACCTAACCAACATCCCGTAAGGAGGTGACGTATGGCTGCCGCTGTTACAGTGGATGATGGTTACCCTAAGGTAAACGTCAACGGTTCCTTCCGTGAGTGGTATTATAAGTTTGACATCGCTGCGGATGGGGATTGGCTTGATGTGCCGATGCGGACTGTCGATAATGTTACGTTTGTTAATGACGCTAATGCTACCGGGGTTGCGGTTGCTTCTACTGCCATTACGGGAATGAAGAGCCGTATTACCTTCGATACCGCCGGTGCTGTTACAAACGTCCAGTGTCGGGTTACCGGACACTAATAGTTAAGCGGGGGAGTACGTATGGCTCTGGATACGTATACAAGTATTGCGGGTAAGGTGCTCCTCCGCTGTCCTATAGCTGGACCCCTCTTGGCACGGGACTGGGTTGCTAATGCGTTCAGGCAGGTTGCTGAACGTAGGCCTTGGTCTTGGCTGCAGAAGCAGGGGCAGTTTATTCTCCCAGCCCTTTACAATACGGGTACTGTCTCCCTAACTCAGGGGAGTGATACTGTCACGGGAACGGGTACCGTCTTTACCACTTCCATGGTAGGGAGACAGTTTAGACTCACCAATGTTACTCCCATATACACCATTACCGCTGTAGATGAAGTAGCACAGACGCTTACACTTGATTTAGTATGGGGAGCGGACAGTGCCACTGATAGTGGGTATGAGATTTATTCTGCCTACGTCTCCCCTCCCTCGGACTTCAACTATCTCATTACCGTCTGGGACCCTAGATTCAACTGGCAGCTACACCAGAATATTAGCCAAAGGGAACTGAATACATGGGATGCTCAGAGGAGTAATAGGGGGCAGGCTTACCTTGTGGCGCAGAGAGACTATTACACACCTACAGGCGAAACTGTACCTTTGGCCTCACGTTACATCCGCATACGTATTACCGTTTATGTATGTAGCAAGGGCAACTGATTTACAAGATGCTGGGGCTACTTTACCAAGATATATCCGTGGTGACATCCTCCTTGAACTAGCCATGGCGGAAGCTGCCAGTTGGCCGGGACCTTCCATAGAGAAGGTTAACCCCTACTACAACTTAAAACTTGCTCAAGCTCACCAGAATAAGGCAGAATTTATGCTGGCTGAGCTGGAACGTCAGGACGAGGAGATTGCCCTGATGAATGTTCAGTATGACTCAATAACAAGGCTTCCTTGGGCTCCCCTGCCTATGGATGCGAACTTCTGGCAGAAACATGCCTTTTAACAAGGAGTAAGTTATGGCAAAGAATGGATTTGTGAACACCCCGATGGACATGATCGCCACCCCGCCTTCCAACAACAAGGGTGGGCCGGGGGTGTATAACGGCGAGAATCAGGGTCCTTTCTCTGGTTACAAGAGGACCTCCTCCTCGAATGGAGTCCCGGAGAAGATCTATGATGGAGAGATTCCTACTACGGGTAAGGGGGAAGTTTGTCCCAGTAAGCTGCCCAAGCACATCTAAGTGGTGTGGAAGTAATCTAGGGGCTCCTTTACCCCTTCTGGTGGTAGGGGAGCCCTTTTTGTAGGTGGGACTATTAGGTGAGGGGTTATGGCGGTTTATACTACTGATTTTAGCGAGTTCTCACTTGGGACCAATATTCCGGGCTGGACGCATAGATATAATACAGGTGATACAACTGCTGAAATAGTAAATACCAGTTTCATATACTCCATGTCTGGAAAGGCCCTACGGATGACGTATGGTGCTCCGACTATCCATGCACTTACTTGTGACGCACTAGATGGTGCCGTAAATGTAGAGATTCTAACCTTAGGAAATTTTTATTATTCCTACCCTCGTATTGGATTAGTCCCAGCTGGCAGAATGGGAGGCCTTACTTCTGCTCCGGTTATGTATACGTGCAGACCTTGGACAGGGAATAATCCAGCTGTTTCAACTGTGTATGCGTATAAAGCTAGTACTAGTGCTACGACGATAGATTCAACAAATATTGCGGCTGAACATTCTCGTATAGATACCCTATCTGCAACTCGCCCTCTGTGGATAAGGTTTCAAATTCAAGGGACTACACTTAGATTTAAGTGTTGGTCATATTTACACAAAGAACCTACAGATTGGTACATTGAAACTGTTGATTCGTCAATTCCTACAGGTGGTTGGGTAGGGTTTTTTGATCACTTAAGTCCTGATGCGACTAGATCCTGTCATTATTTTGCTGCAGCTACAGAAGGTGAATCCTTATATATCCCGGATACCTATAACGGGGATGTTTATATTGGGAGCCATACTAAAGATAATACCAATGACTTTATCGACACCGTATCCCAAGTAACACCTGTTTGTGCTATGGAACGGGTTACGGTAACTAGGCCCAATACGTATATGGTAGGAATGCGGGGGTTGATAGGTAATGCCCCAAGTCAAGCACATACTGCTCGTATGGCTGTGTATGTAGGTGGAGAATCAGATACTGACCCAACAAATGCTACATTAGTTGTAGATACTGGCGCGGTAGCAACACTAGCGTCTGACTCATGGAATACCTTTCCTCTTCCCGGCACCACAACTGCTATCGAGCTTCCTCCCGGTAGGTATTGGGTTTGTATAATGACTAAGCAGTACGCAGCTATACATGATATAAGTAGAGCTACAAATAAATATAACGCTTGGGGGCTAAATAGTGCAGGACCTTTTTACTACCTCCCCGCTCCTTATGATACTGGAGACGCTACTGTTGCATTTCCTACTACATTCCCAGCTGGAGCAATAGCAAATACAGGCACTAACTACTATCTAGGTGTACAGATTATTGTTGGACCTGCCTCAAATTTTGGGGTTGTTGTTCCCCATAACTTACAATACACCGAATCCCTCACCCTCTCTGACTCCACCAGAGTTTCCGTTCAGGAACCTTACTTCTTCTACGAAGACCTCGCTACCTTCAAGTCTCAGTTAGCCAATAGACTCAATGACCCCGATATGATCTACTGGACCTCTGACGAACTCCTCACTATCATCCACGAAGCCCTCCGTACCCTTTCCCTCTTGACATGGTACAACGGTTATAGGCTTGATTGTACTCCCAATGGGGCCTTCCAGAACCTCTACACCATTGATCCTATGCGGCTTGGTATGACCGTAACCGACAGGGAAATGATCAACCGTATGCAGTATGATCTCATGGAGAACATCACTGCTGATTGGATTTCTGGGTGGAATGGTACTGAACAATTCAACCTTGCCGATCTTACGCATGCTCTGCAGAAGAGGCGTAATAGGTTCCTTGGAGAAACCGGGGCGGTAATTACTAGAATAACTAATGGAGATATCACCCTCACTAACGATGGAATCATTAAAATCCCCGACTCCATTATTGATGTCCGTAGGGTAGCGTGGAAGGACTCAACTGGTTACCGTAACTTATGGAGAGCAGCCGAAGAAGAACTAACCGCTTACGATCCCAGCTGGACTCCTGCTGCTGTTCAAGATCCTCTCTACTACTCCGAGCTGGCCATTAAACAGTCCCACATGCAGTTGGCTCCTGCCCCTTCTGCACTCAATGACATGGAACTCCTCACCCTCTCTGCCGGGGCTGACTTTCAACCTTCCTTAGAACCTACTGCAGTAGGGATCAACGATGACATGACATGGATTCTAAAGTGGGGAGCCCTTGCGGAAGTGTTAGGAGGAGACAATCCCGCTAAAGATCCTGAGCGTGCGGCTTACTGTGAAAAGCGTTACCAGCACGGCATTGAGATGGCAAACAACTACACCACCATCTTAGCTGCCAGAATCGGCACTGCTCCCATTCAGGTAGTCACCCTTGCTGAACTGGATGCCTACAATGGTGACTGGCAAAAGGCTACTCCCGGAGCCCCACAGATGGTAGCCACCGCTGGCCTCAATTACGTTGCCTTCTCCCCTCCGGCAGATGGTTCCACAACCATCTCCCTTGATATCACCCGCACTGCCCAATTACCATGGGGTGACTCTGACTTCATTCAGTTAGGTAGAGAACTCTACTCCCCGGTCCTTGACTACTGCGTTCACCTTGCCATGTTTAAAGTAGGTGGGGCTGAATTCCAAGCCACCATGCCTCTGCTCGAAAACTTCTTCGAGATGTGCTCTAACTACAACAAACGCATGGAGGCTTGTAGTAGACTGTGGAGGGATATGGTAAAGGTCACCAACGCTGCAGAGATGACTAGATTGATAACGAAGACAATGGGGGAACCCAGAACACCTGAAAACTGGGGCTATGGTAAACCGGGAGGGAAACAATGAGTCCTGACTTCAAAGTTCAACGGGATACCAACCGGTTCTTTTGTTTAGGGATGGACCTCAATAGACCCGTTGATGAACTCAAACAGCTAAAGTATGCCCTTCTCAAGAATGTTCGTGCTTACCAGACAGGTAGACTAGAGGCTCGAAAGGGCCTTACCCTTGTCGGTACCGTGGACGGGGCTGTGCACAGTATCCGTAGACTCAATGTCCCCCGCACCGGTGCATGGACCAGAGTAATTGGTTCTGGTGAGAACCTCTCTATAGGTCAAGGACCCTTTACCCAGTTGGACACCGGTTACAGTGGCAACCCCCTTGCCCTTGTACCCTATCGCCCCTCCCAATCCCCTGATCCATGGATGTATGTCATGGATTCCAATAAGCACATTAAGGTAAACGTAGATGGTACCTTACATTCTGTAGGTCTTCCCCCACCTACTTTACCTCCGGTGATTGGCAGAGGGGGTGCGGCAGGTACATTTGTGTTTAAGGAAGTTTTCCCTGCAGTAATGGACGCTGCAGGGTGGGCATCAGGACCTGCGTTTGTGGGAGATATGAGTGGGGGAAAGCACACCGTTACCAATATCCAAGCCATAACCTATGATTCAGGTACCACTGGTTGGTGCACTATCCAACCCGGAGTAATGACTGGCATTGTTCGTAATATGCTCTTGTACCTGTACAGCAATGATTTGGGGTCAGAAGAGGATGTGGTGGTAACTGCCATTAGTAATGGCTTCCCTACATCTACTACGATTGCATCTATAGCCACCCTTCCCTCCGGGCAAAGTTCTATTACCCTAACAGATATTACCAATGGCTTGGAAGCCTATGGGATGTTGGAGAATACCACTAAAGGGGAGTCCGCCTTAATGACTTCCATCATCAGTGGCTCCGATGCAGTACAGACGATCCTATGTACTCCCCCAAGTTCTTGGAATGTTGGGGATACAGTTTATGTACGTAGCACCTTCAGGTGTTACGCTACTAAGACTCATAGTGTTATGGGAGCGGTTCGTAATTGGAGTCTTCGTCAGCACACCAATATCACTGAGGACTTAGCGTTACCCTTAACCGGTTACGCGACCTCCCCTAAATTCAACCCTGCCCTCGACCTCTCCAAGATTACAACGGATATTTCTGCCACTCCAGACTCCTACATCGCTATCAACCTCTCCTTGACTCATCCTGCAGATACAACCTTGGTCAAGATCATGTTTGGGTGTACTGATACAGCTGACCAAGATAAAAAGTTTGACACTGATTACTTCTACGCTACCTTCACTCCTGACCAACTTACCGAGCCCGGAGGACTTAAGGTTAAGATGGCGGAGTTTTCCCAAATAGGTAACCCCTCTTGGAAGAACATCTACTACTTCCAACTTGAGACTAGTATCAGGGAACCTGTTAACTATGATGAGCGGGAGGAATGGGATAATATCCATACCTATACTTATTTGCACTCCGTTTACCTTACTGGCCTCTCTGGCCCAGATGCTGGTGATCTCGGGGCTGGTTACCGATACCGTTATAGAGCTCGAACCTCCTCCACTGGAGTGGTAAGTAATTGGTCCCCAGCAACAGTTGAAGAATACGACCTCCTTGGAGAGGCAGTTACTGTTTCTGCCCCACAGCAGTATACGGCTGCGGTAGAGGTAGATAAGTTGGATTTTCAACGCAGGGGAGGATCTCTACCAGAGGATTGGTACTACATAGGGTCTGTAGATAACACTGTAGTTCCTACTGGGTTTGAGGATAAATACCCTGATGATGTCATTGTAGCTAATCCTTCAGAGGGACAGGTTCATTATCAGTTGTGGCCCATTATCGGAGCACCTGTATCAGGTACAGGGGCAACGGTTACTGGAGTGCTAGTAGAAGGATCTGGGTTCTCTACAGATTGGGCTCCTGATACTCCCATACGCATAAATGGTGTCTGGTACACCATCTACCAAGTTTATTCCTCTACTTCTTTACAGATTTACGAAAGTGGTGGGACACAAACCAATGTCAGTTGGGAGATTCCAGAACCTATTCTTCAAGGTCAACCTATGCCCTGCTTCTGGGGGCCGCTCAACGACACCTTCTTCGGTTGTGGAGATCCGGTTAACCCCCAAAGGTTATACTGGACCAACCCCGGAGACGCTGACACTACCAGACAAACAAACTGGTTGGATATTACCACCCCTTCTGAACCTTTGATGAATGGGGTAATTTACAATGGTAGATGTTACATCTGGAGCAGTGAAAGGTTTTTTCAGGTACTTCCTGAAACACAGGATGAATCAGGAGCAGTGGTTGGTTGGAACTATGTGGAGATCCCCTCTGGTAGGGGTTTGTGGGCTAGGTGGGCCTTTACCAATCCCCAATCCATCCCCGGTGATGTTCTCTTCTTCCTGAGTAAGGATGGGATCTATGGGACTGACGGGGGTTCACCTTCTGACATTACCGCCGAAGACCTTCGACCTACCTTCCCTAACGAGGGGAATGTAGGGGAGACTATCAACACTGCCAATGCTCATTTTAGACTGTCTTACTACGATGACTACCTCTACTTCGACTACCCTGATAACACCTTAGCAGTGGTTATCCCAGTCTCCTTTACCGATAACCTGAACAACTGGGCAGACTCTATTGCCTCTAAGTACTATAGCTTAGGGTTCACCGACAGCCTTAACCTTTGGGGTGACTCCCTTAGCACGGGGGTAATTTACCCCGGTTCTGGCTTCCAAGACTCCTTGGACACTTGGGCAGACTCCATCCAGACCAACTTTATCCAAGTCGAACTACTAGACGATGCCTCAACCTCATGGGATGATGCTGTTGACGGAGGTACTGCGTAATGGCTGAGCACACACTCATTTACGCCAAGGATCTGATGGAGGGTAGGCGAGGGTGGTTTTATGACGTTTATACCCCCGGCATCAGGGTTCACTATGGGGAAGAGGGGAGTAATGTGCACTCTATACTATGTGGTGGAGCAGATGGTGGGGTGTACCAACTTATCGGGGAATCGGATAATGGAGTTGATATCCCTTGTCAGGTAACTACAAAGTGCCTCGATATGAATGATCCCAGACATAATAAGCTGTTTGGGGATGTCATGTTGGATTGTAATACTAACTCTGTAGCGGTAACAGCCACTCCCCAATTCGACAATGCCTCCATTTCTGCCCCAGCTGTCACGGTAACCAACGCTACCAGAGCACAGGTTCCCGTACCAGTAGGAGCAGACTGGGTGGTGGCACGGAACATCTCCCTTGATATTCAGTGGAACACCAACGGAGCTACGCCTTTACTATATATCTGGGAACCCCGATTCACTGAAGTAGGGACTAACGTCTACGCCTATAGTTGGTCTACTTCCTACCTAACTCACGGCTTCCCGGGGTATTACTACCATGGTTACCTCTACTTACGCCATGTCTCCACCGCTAACCTGACCTTTACCATCACCGATGAGGATGGGACTGCCCTTGTGGTTATGGGGATTACCCATACCGGCGGGCTGGATAAGAAGGACTTCATCCGCTTACCGGTGTGTAAGACCAAACTAGCCAAGTATACCCTTACCAGTTCCACTCAGTTTAAGGTAGATGGTGAGGAGTCAGAGTTACTGGTTAAACCATGGGGTAGGGGTGCAGAATGGACCCATATGAAGATATTTAAGGACGTAGCTATAGGGGAGGCTCAGTAGTATGGCACGGTACTACCCTTCCAGAAATGACATAGATAAACCCGACAAATTGGAGAGGGTTGTCAGGGACATCTACGACCGCCTTTATAGAGGGAGACCTGCTTCTACTGTAGTTACATCTGATACCGGAGGAGGTACGGTAGGCCCTTCCGGACCTCCCGGACCTCCGGGACCCCGGGGTCCTGCTGGACCTACAGGGGCTAAAGGAGATACGGGAGATACAGGCCCGCAAGGTGAAAAGGGCGACACCGGTGATGGCGGGGCCACTATTGTATGGGTAGGGGATCAGATTAGTGCCAATGGAGTACTGGGGCCTTCCCTAACTGGGCCTGCTGGACCAGAGGGGCCTACAGGTCCAGCCGGGGCTACCGGGGCTACTGGACCCCAAGGAATACAGGGGATACAAGGAATCCAAGGAGACCCCGGAGAAGGAGTACCTACAGGTGGTACCACAGGACAAGTCCTCACCAAAACCTCTGATACTGACTATGATACTGAGTGGGCAGATGCCACCGGCTCTTCCCTCCCAGCCGGGGGTACCACAGGTCAAGTATTAGCCAAGGCTTCGGATGCTGATGATGATGTGGCGTGGGTAGATCAGAGTGGGGGAAGCGGAGGAGGTTTGCCCTCGCTTGCTGAGCTTGTCGGCACCTATGTGTATTTTAGCGATTTCGACATGAAGGCATTGAACAGTGCTCCAGAGATTGCAGCATTATACAGCAGTGGTGGTACAGTCGAATACCCCACCCCTCCTATCGGCAGAGTGGGAGTTGTGGCGCTCCAAAAGAAAGTTACATCTTCTCAGGTTGTCTTGGGTAGCCCCCATCCTGCCCCCTATATTTTAGGCGGAGGAGAGGTGGTATGGGAAACCTGCGTTATGATTGACCAAGATGTTTCAGAGCAAAGTTCGGATAACAGCTTTGTGGCGCGTGCGGGGCTGGGCGATACCCCTAGTGGAGGGCTGAATAACGGGGTTTTATTTGAGCTATATAAGAGCGCATCCACACTCCCCGGCTGGAAATTGCGTTGCACCTCTGGTGGATCTAGTAGCTACACCCCATCTGATAACAATTATGTGCCTGCATCTAACGAATGGGTGCATTTAAAGCTTGTAGTAAATGCCGCCGGTACAGCAGTCGAAGGATTTATCAACAACTCCAGCATTGGAATTTTGGATACATTCATTCCTATTACCGGGCTCGGGAATTATTTCCAAATTTGGACTATTGGTGGTGCTACAAACAGCCTCGTAACCAACCTTAATATTGACTGGTTGCACGTGCGCATCACGCCCACGAGGGCAATACCATGAACATCAAGCTCCTTCCCTACACCAGCCGTCGCCACAATAACCAAGCCCATCAAATGGGCCTTTTGCTTTTCTGGAGCCGATCTCCATGGAATAAAGTCCGATGGTTTCGACGAATCTCGTAAGGGCTTAGCACACAGGCTCTTTACAAGCTATTATATTGAGGTACAGTAGTCATAACAAAGCAAGGAGGTCATCATGGCAAACTGGGGTGGGGGATTATCAGGGGCAGCTTCCGGGGCTCAATTAGGTGGGAGCATTATGCCGGGCTGGGGACATGCCATAGGAGGAGCCATCGGCGGTATCGCTGGCCTCTTCGGGGGTGGTAAAAACCCCCAAGAACAGATGGCCCTTGAACAGATGAGAGCCCAGATGGAGAGGTCCAACCAGTTCTGGAAGCAAGCTCAGGGTCAGATGGGGGCTGCCCAACGCTATTTTGCCCCTATTGCCGGAGGTTCTCGTACCGCCGCCTTCCAATCCATGTCCCCTGAGATCACCTCAGCGACTCAACGTATGGACGCTGGACGTACCTCCCTGCTTAACCTCGCCGGACGCAGTGGTGGGGCTTCTATGAGGCTAGATCCCTATGCCAAGGGCTCTATGGCTACCTCCCTTCTCATGCGCGCCAGACCTGAAGCCGCTAAGGCCATGATGCAGATGGCAGGAACCACTGGTGGGTGGGCTCAGAATCAAGGCGGGATCGTACCTACCGCTCTGGAGCAGTCCAGATGGCAGCAGGAACGGCAGGATAAGGAAAGTACTGCTACTTACAACATCCTCAGTCGTCTTGCTGGCCAAGGGGGCGAGTGGTGGAAGAACAGAGGTAAGGGAGGGGAAGAAGCTAGTATGAACTTAGGGGGTGGTGGTAATACTAGCGGTGGGTTTACCTTTGGCAACCTGAACATCGACCCTACTAAGTGGCGGTAGCCCTAATACTTGGAGGTAAGTTATGGGATGGATGCATGGTTTTATAACCCGAGCCGGAGAAGTCGCGCATGAGCAGGATATGCTGGAACTGCAGCAAGCCGCTGACCAGAAGAAGAATCTTTATGACTTCTACACCAAACTAGTAGACCACCCTGACCTTATGGAAGAGCGGCGTCCTGAACTCTTTCAATCTATGCAGCGGCTACTGCAGATTCCTGCCGGGAAGAAGATCCCCAAAGACCTCTACCCTGAATCCCTCCTCTCTCGTGGGCGTATGTTCTATGACTACAATGAACAATCTGCTAGATCGGCAGAACGCGTCGCGTTAGAAGCGCGTAGAAAGCAGGAAGAAACCCTCCCCGCGCAAGAAGCGAGTCAGATGCGACTTCAGTATGGTGGTCAACATGGTACCGCTTACCCTAGGGAGGACATCACAGGAGCTGAGGCCCAAGGCAGAGGGGCTTCTGTAACCTCAGGGGGACTCCCTATCAACCCTGAGGGGTCATATAACTACCAACGCTACAGAGACGCCTCTGACCTCCTGCGCCAATATGGTATCCCTGCTACTCCTATGGAACCCCTTATTGCGGAAGACCCCACTACATCCGGGGCTTCTGGCGTGACTGTTGGGTATCATCGCTGGGTTGATCCTACGACAAAGAATGTTATTGAAACCCCAATACTTATAGATCAAGTATCAGGTACAGCCCGGCCTATCACCGATGTTAATGGTAACCCAATCCACAGAGTTCCCGGTGCCTCTTACTTCCCTAATGTATCTGGTACCACCACTAGACGTAACGTGCTCACCGGCACTAGTCAATCAGAGCGGACAACAGCACGCCAGATTGAAGGGCCTGCAGCTGCTCTACCTCCTCCACACTCCGGCGGGG